CTTTGGTGTTATCTACAACCTGTAGGTTGTGATTGGGTTGTGAATGTAACTTGTCTGCATTTACAACCTCTGGGTTGTGATTGTGGGCATGGTTATCCACAGGTTGTTGACCTTTTGATTGTGCCTTGTTGATGGCTGCTTTCATGTTCCTGACTGTGACTGTTTCGCCTGACTTGGGCATGGTTGTGTACCTCTTGATTGGTTGCTTGAGTACTTTGCTGATTGCTTGGGCGACTCTTGCTTGGCCCTCTTTGTCTGCTTCCATCTGCTGCTGCTCCTTGATTGCTGGTGACCTTGTGTCCTCGATGCTGCTGGTGATGGCCATGGCTGTGGCTGCGTCCACTGACTTGTCGAAGATGACTCTGAGGGTGTCTGTGCGCTCGCCCTTGAATCCCTTCTTGACTGTCTCAAGGTAGCCGCAGTCTCTGAGCTGCTTGAACTGCTTGGCAACGGCCTGCTGGGTGATGTTCAGCTCCTTGGCCAGCCTTGTCTGACTGACCCATGTGATACCAGCCCGGTTGCAGTAGCTGCACAGCGCTGCGAGCACGCGCACTGAGCCGTGATGCAGCCGCTCATCAAAGACCGCCTTGATCGGCAGCACGCTGACCTTGCGCTGGTCTGGCAGCGGATCCTTCTCAAAGATCCTTGGCTTCTTGGGTATGGCAAAGTTGACAGGCTCAGTCATCGCGTTCACTTGGCTGCCTTCCATAGCTTGGTGACGTTGGTGGCCAGCTCATCGGCTGACTCTTGGCCACGCTTGTCAAGCACCGCCATGATGTAGTCCCGCCTGCTGATCTGCGGTGTCTTCTTGCGCCTGCGGTTGACCGTGACAGGCAGCTTCTCCAGCACCCACTTGGCCTCGGTGTAAGCCCGGTACTCCATGCTGTAGCTGCCCACAATGCTGCCATCTGGCAGCGTGATGAGCCGAGCATCTGGGTGTACCTTGCCGCATGCTGGGCAGGCCAGCTCATCTACCGAAGACACGGCTGATGATCTTCTTGCCAAGGCTTGGCTGCTCTGCCTGCCAGCGCCTCTCCAGCTCAGCTGTGAGCTGCTTGCGCAACCACTTGGCACCGCCAAGCTGGTGAAACATCTCACGTTGTCCAGCCGTTACCCGCGCATAGATCTGTATGTTCACGCCCGTGATATCACTTTTACCTCTTGGCATCGTCGTCCTTCAATATCTCTTCGTTAAGCTCAAACGCGATGCGCCTGACCGAGTCCAGCAGCTCTCTGAGGTCGGCCACCGTGTTCATCTCCCGCTCCAGCGCCTGCTTGAGCAGCTCAATCTGGTGCTGGAAGTTGCGTATCTCGCCGTTGGCCTCTTGGCTGTCACGCACAGTGCCCTCATCGTCGCGAAATAGCTTGACGTAGCTGACATGCATCATTTTTGCTCCAAGAATTTCAACATCAACCACAGCACAATCAGGGTCAACAGCGAACCCAGCAGCATGAGTGCTACCACCCAAAAAACAGTCATCAACATGATTGAACCTCCAATGCCCAGTGTAAAAGCGCCAGCGCGTCTGCCTCATTGTCGTCAGTGACAGGATGGCCAAGCAGCTGCATGGCCTCAACCATGTCGTGCTTGCCTGCGTTGCCCTTGCCCGTCGCATGCTTCTTGATGGTGCCCACCGGCACGCCTTGGTAAGGGATCTTGTGGTGCTCGCACCAGCTGGTCAGCGTGGCCATCAGCCCACCGTAGACATGCGCTGAGTCAGTGCTGGCATGCCTGCGCACCTCTTCAAAGTACACGGCCTGCAGCTCGCCACCGACCGTGCCCTTGAGCTCACTGAGCCACTGCTTGAAGCGCAAATAACGCATGCCGCCACCCTCGTACCTGCCCGGCTTGAAGCTGGCCCAGCCATGCACGATGCTGCCGTCCATGGGCCTGCATGCCCAGCCTGTGGTGGTGCCCAAGTCCAGTGCCAGTATGGTTTCATTCATGGCTGGCCTCCGCAGGCTTGTCGCCCGTGGCCACCAGCGCCAGCTCAATCAGGTATGGCGGCACCAGCTGGCCATCTCTGACCCTGTCCAACAACTTGTGTGCTTCGGCTTTGCTCATGGCTGGCGCACTCCTGATAGGAACCGCTGCAGCCGGGGCTGAAGCTCACCGTAGCGTGGCGCGAGCTGCTCACGCACACACTGGTCGATCAGGGATGACACGCTGCGGCCTTGGTCAACAGCTGCCTTATCAAGCAACTCCCGCGTGGCAGGGTGCAAGCGCATGAGAAAAGGTTTGAGTTTAGGTTTCATGGGCGCTGAGTGTATATCTACCTGATACCGCCTGCCCAGCCAAATGTGTTGTATTAGGGTAACTCCCTAGAAAATACTTGGTTTGGGTACTTCCAAAGCGATATACAAACCGTGCTATGATTCGCTCATGTTCAACAGGCAGATAAAGCCTACAGGAGTTCAACATGACCACACTAGCCCAACAGATCCAAGACATCGAGCGCCAGCTCCTTGTCATTGAGCACACAGCTGCCAACTACATTGGCGGTGACAAGGCCTACCACTCTGGCCAACAGACCTTCTTGAAGCCTGCAGCACAGCGCAAAGTTGACTTGCTCAACAAGAAGCTGGACGCATTGCTTGACCAGTGCGAGGCTTGATCATGTCCACCAAATACGTCGCCTACTACCGCGTTTCCACCGACCGCCAAGGCCAGTCAGGCCTCGGCCTTGATGCCCAGCGTGCAGCTGTGGCCAAGCACATCGCCGCCGCCGAGCTGGTTGCCGAGTTCACCGAGGTCGAGTCTGGCCGCAAGAACGACCGCGAGCAGCTGGCCGCTGCACTGGCCACCGCCAAGAAGGCCAAGGCCACCTTGGTGATCGCTAAGCTGGACCGCCTCGCCCGTAACGTGCACTTCATCTCTGGCTTGCTTGAGTCCGGCGTGCCCTTCGTGTGTGCAGACATGCCCGAAGCTGACCGCACCTTCTTGCAAATGATGGCCGTCTTTGCTGAGTGGGAAGCACGCAAGATCAGCGAGCGCACCAAGTCAGCGCTGGCGCAGGTTAAAGCACAGGGCCGCACCCTCGGCTGCCCCACACCTGAGATCGGCTCAGCCATCGGCGTGGCCAAGATCCAAGCCAAGGCAGACAAGTACGCTGAGCGCGTTGGCCCCATCGTGCGCGACATCATCGCCAAGTCTGGCGCAGACACCATGCGCGACATCGCAGCAGCCCTGCAAGCACGCGGCGTGGCCACACCACGCGGCAATACCAACTGGAACGCCAGTCAGGTGTCCAACCTCTTGAAACGCATCTAAGGAGCGAAACCATGAAGCAAAAATTCAACACCGGCAAAGTGATCATCGGCTCAGCTCATGAGCCTGCCCTCACCCCAGAATCAGACCCTGACATGCTGCGCCTGCAGCGTGCCTTGCTGCCACCACCGCACAAGCTCGAAATCAGAGCAGCTGCAGCTGCCGACATAGCCCTGTATGTGGTGTCAGCCATCGCGTTGGTTGTGATCATCTTCGTATGAAGGTTGGCCAGATCCTGAGAGATGCGCAGCTCGACCTGTTTGAGCAGCGCGATGCCGACTTCTTGGCACGCTGCCGGGTAGTCGCTGCCGAGGTCTGCCGCCAGCATGGCAGTGTCAGTATCAATGATGTGCGCGAGCGAGTCCAGATCCCCGCGCACCTCCACCCATCTGTTCTGGGCGCGGTCTTTCGCACCAAACAGTTCGTCAAGGTTGGCCTTGTTGAGGCCAATCACCCCCAAGCGCATGCCAGAGTGGTGCGTGTTTATCAACTACAGGAGAATTAAATGGCAGGCAAACTGACCGACGACAAAGCAATGAGCGCATCGCGCTTACCCGGCCTGATGGGCTTCAGCAAATACAGCACCCCCAATGATGAGCTGCAGTTCAGCATCAACGCCATTGACGGCAAAGAGCGCCCCGACATTGGCAATGAGGCCATGGGCTGGGGCAACACCTTGGAGCCGGTGATCCTGATCGAAGCAGCCAAGCGCTTGGGGCTCACCGACTACGACACCCAGATCGGGCACGCCTACACCCACAACGCCGTCGCCCTGTCGTGCAGCTTGGACGGCATTGGCTACGGGCTTGGCCAAGAGATCTTCACCGACCCCGACAAGGGCCTGTATGTAGTTGGCCAAGACTCAATCATTCTGAACGGGCCCGGCGTGCTTGAAGCCAAGCTGACCAAGACCATGCCCGAGGATGTGCCACACCTTGCGCGTGGCCCCATCCAGCTGCAAGGCCAGATGCTGATCACCGGCCACAAGTGGGGTGCGGTCTGCGTGCTGTACCAAGGCATTGAGCTGCGCGTGTTCCTGTTTGCCCCGCATGATGAAACCCAAAAGGCCATCATCAAAGCCGTGCTGGCTTTTGAGCACAAGCTGCAGACCTACCGCGACAACGGCGCGATTGATTGGTACCCGCCACAGTCAAGCAAGGAGATGGATCGAATCTTCCCGCAGGCTGCGGCCAAGGAAGAGATATCGCTGGACATGCAGGCTGAGCGCTTGGCCGAGCAGCTGCTGGCTGCAAAGTCTGTGATCCGCGAAGCCGAGGCCACCATTGACAACAATGAAAAGCAGCTCAAAGAATTGATGGGGCAGGCCGAGCGTGGCCGAGCTGGCCAGTTTGTGATCAGCTGGCCAATGCGCAACTACAAAGCGGCAGCCGAGCGCTTGGTGCCAGCCAAGGAAGCCTACTCTGTGCGCCAGTCCACGCTGACCATTAAGGAGCGGTCTTGAACCTGCAAGGCAGGCTCGACATCCAGCAGGCCTACGACGCATTTGTCGTGGCCATGCTCAACGCCACCGACTGCACCGAGCAACAAGCCGAGGCCTTTGTTGATGCCATGGCCAACCTGATTTTTACCACCATGCAAACCTACTTAACCGAGAGAGAACCAAATGGAACTAACCACCACTAACAGAGGCTTTGCGCCAGCAACGCTGACCGAGGCCATCCAATTCAGCGACATGCTGGCCAGCTCCAGCATGGTGCCCAAGGCCTACCAAGGCAAGCCCCAAGATATTCTGGTCTGCGTGCAGTGGGGCTTTGAGATGGGGCTGGCACCCATGCAAGCCCTGCAAAATATTGCTGTGATCAACGGCAAGCCCAGCGTGTATGGCGATGCCATGATGGCGCTGGTGCAGGCCAGCGCGGTCTGTGAAGATGTCGAGGAATTCTTTGAGAACGAAGGCACACCCAACCCGGTGGCCGTCTGCATTGCTAAGCGAAAAAATCGCAAGCCAGTGGTTGCCAAGTTCAGCGTCGAGGATGCCAAGCGAGCTGGCCTGTGGGGCAAGCAAGGCCCGTGGTCGGCGTATCCGAAACGCATGATGCAAATGCGAGCTCGCGGCTTTGCGCTGCGCGATGCCTTCCCTGATGTACTCAAGGGCTTGATCAGCGCAGAGGAAGCAGCCGACTATCCTGATGAGGCCAAGCCACGGCCAGTGGCCAAGCCAGCCAACCCGTTGGATCTGGTGGCCAAGCCGGAGCCAGTGGCCATACCTGCGCAGACCAATGACCCAGTCATCATTGAAGCCGCGCTGGCCGACACGGTTGAGCCAGAGCTGGTGACAGTGCAAGCTGAAGCTGAAGAGCTGCAGCCTGCTGATACCGTGGCGCGGTTTGGGTATGCATTGATGGTGCCCGGCAAGGAGGAGGCCTTCTCAATCCATGAGGACTTGGATCAGTGGGCAGATGCCTACGAAGATCTGGCCGACAAGACGGCCAGAGCTGGCAAGCGGCCAGCACGCGAGCGCATGACCGCGTTGAAGGAGCTGCGCTTGGCCAACGAAGACACCATCGGACGCATTGACATGGTCAAGCGGATCCGGCACACAGCCAGCTACAGCCAGCGCATCAAAGCGCTGGGTGCATCGCAGGGTTAAGCTACCAAGCCCGGCAAGTATTGAGTCTTACCTGCCACCTTGGTGGCGGTGAGCTCTTGCTTTTTGAGGTTGGCTGGATCGTATGACACATGCACCCAGCCGCTGTCTGGAATGCCGGGCGTGTAGAACTCAAGAATGAGCTGCGTGTACTCAAGGTTGTCCATGATCCACTGCGCCAGATCGGCATTGGCCACGCCGGGTATCTCAATATCGGCTGCTCGGCCAAGGCAATGGTCTGAGGTCTTCGACCCTCCGACCGCTGCATTCGACTCAGGACTGCGGAACCCAGAGTTCACCTTGACACCCTTGCCGTAGTGGTCGCGCACCGGCTGCAGCACCTTTTCGCACAGCAGGCGCAGGGCTTCAGTCTCAGCTTCACCGGGTGTATTGTCAAAGCCCATGCGCAGGGCTGTCTCTGACTTGGTCAGCTCATGCAGGGAGAAGTTTGCGCTTAGATTCATCATTTACCCTTTCAAGTTTTATATCAACACAAATGCCTTCGATCTTTGTGGCCTTCGATTCGGCCTTCCTTTTGCCTATCTCTTGCGAACATTTCTGTTCTTCAACGTAGTAGATTTCCGATTGAAAAAATTCACACTGCAAGCCCAAGCATATGTACAAAACAGGAATGTAAATTGTCATGGTTTCTTTTCAATGCTTGGCCACGCATTGGTCAGGGCTCTTGCGTCAGTGGCGTGGCCGTCAGCCTTTCCCGCCAGCTCTTCAAGAGCTGTAGCACATTGCTCGAATACGGCTGCTGCGGTGGCGGCGTAGTCTCTTGCGGAGGAGCAGGTAGCTGTGGGCAGGGCGCTGGTGGCGGTGTTGATCTGGTTGCGCAGCCCGTCGCGCTCAGCGCGAGCAGCAGCAGCAGCGGCAGCATTGTCTTGAGCACGCTTTGCCGCGAGTCGTAGTGCGTCATCTTTTTTCCTTTGCATCTCGGTGGTTTGTTCCATGGCCTGCGCAGTGGCAGCGGCCACAGCAGCCGCGTTGGCTGCCTCAATCGCAGCAATCTCTGCATCCTTGCGCCAGCCCTGCACAGCAAAGCCAGACGCAAAGGCAGCCGCCAGCATGGCAGCAGCGATGGCCAGCTTAAGCATCGTTCATCTTGCCGCGAATGTAGGCAGTGGCTGCCATGAAGGCGACCACGATGGTGCCCATCGCAGCGGCAAAGGTTGTGGCCAAGCCCATCACCAGCTGCACCCGTGCGTCAGTAATG